AGGCGCTGCAGTGCGCGCGCCATGCGGGCCATTTCCTTGTGCAGGTCGCGGTGCTTGCCGCTGTCGTCGGCTTCGGAGTCGGGCTGGCCGGACGAGTCGCCTGGTACGTCCTGTTTGCCGTCCTTCGCCGCGGGCTTCGCCTCGGGGGCGGGGGTCGCTTCGGGTTGCGGGTCTTGCGGCTCGGCTGCGCCCAGCTTGGCGAGGTATTCGTTCGCCTCGCTGGCGGTCATCGCGGCCACCTCGGCGCGCTGCGCGTCGGTGAGCGATTCGATGCGCTCGAGCAGATCATCGTCCAGTGCCGGCGCGTCGCCGAGCACTTCGTCAACATCAACAGTCATGGGGAGTTACCTCGTTGCCCTTTCACCGGCGGGCGTCGGAATGAAAAAACCCGCTCGAAGGCGGGTTCTTGGGGGTGCCGCTGATACCCCAGCGGCGCGGGAAAATTCGTGTTCGTTACTGCCACGTCACCGGCGGCGCCTCCATCGGCACAGCGGGCTCGGCGGGCATCATTTCGGGTTGCGCGGCCGGCGTCGGCTGCATCGGCATCGCGCCCTGCCCCATCTCGGCGCGGATCGCCTCGGTCTCGGCCAGCAGCTTCTCGACTTTCGCCAGTCGCTCGCGGATTGCCGCGGCCTTGTCGTCGGCCTCGAGCTTGGCGGCCTGCTGCGCGAGCTGCTGCTGCATCGCCTGCGCAGCCTGCACCTGCTGGTCGTCGCCTGCAGGCTGAATGAAGCCGGCGCGCTCCAGGTCGGCGATGATCGCCTCGCGCTGCGGATGGTCGGTGAGCTCGATCACATAGCGGATCGTGGCGGCCTGCACCTGCGGCGGCAGGCTGCGGGTGAGCTCGACCATCATCTGCAGCTGCTGCATGCGGTAACTGGCTGTGGTCGGGATCTGCTCGAGCGACACGTCGGCATGCACCTGGCGCAGATCGTTGCCGATCGAGCCGTCGGGCTGCGTCTGGTTGCACACCACCACCTGCACCTTGCCGTCCTTCTTGAAGCCGATCGGCACATCGCGCGCCTCGCGCAGATCGTCCAGCAGGTTCGAGAAGAGCATCAGTCCGATGCGCTGGCGTGCAGCGCGGTAGTTGTCGTTGATCTTGGCTTGGCCGGTGTTGCCCTGCTCGACGAGCGAGTTGATCGCGATGCCCGAGCCGCCCTGCTTGCCGAGCATGGCCTTATAGACGCCCGCGGCGTTCTCGATGTCGGTCGAGCGTTGCATGCGCAGATTCATCCGGTTCGGGTCGGTCTGCGCACCCGAGACGATCTCGAAGCGCGCACCGCGCCGCTGCGGGTTCAGCAGGATCTGGCTGTTCGGCAGGTTGATCTCGGCCGCCACGTCCTGCCAGGTGTTGAACGAGGTGTCGAGCGCATCGGACTCGGCGATGACGCGCTTGACCTTGGAATCGATCGCCAGGCGCTTGTCGTGCTCATTTACGTCGTCCTGCGGCCCACGCATCGCGCGCACCACCCCGTAGGGCTGACGCAGTTTGTCGGTGCGAAAGCCCCAGAACGGCGTGTAGGGGAAAAAGCCGTGCGAGTACGGGCTGGGGTAGTCGCCGATCTGGTGCGGCCCGACGTAGTGCGCCACGCGCACGCGGGTGTAGAGCGCCGGCTGCACCGAGACGCGCCCGGCGGCCACTGCGGCGACGTGTGCCTCGTTGGTCTCATCGAACGGGATGGCGCGGGCGTGCGGGCTCGATCGCATCACAAAGCCGCGCACCCAGCGCCGGTACCAGACTTCCCACAGGCACACGCGCCCGCGGTAGATGTCGCGCCACTCGACCTCTTGCATGCTGCCCCAGGTGAGCTCATCGCGCTGCGCCTGCTGCAGGCGGGTCTGCGAGACCTCGCTGATCATCGACCATTGCCACGTCGAGAAGCCGCCCTTGGCGACCTCGCGCAGCCACTCCTGATCGCCCGGGAACATCTGCGGCAGCACCGCACCATCGACCCAGCGCGAGCGCACCACGAAGGTGCCGTCGTCGAGCATCGGATGCTTGGCGCGCCAGTCCCACGCGATCTCGTCGCGATGCACATGCGCCACGCGGTGCGGGTACTTGACCGCATCGAGCTCGTGCCCGGTTTCGGTCCAGCCGATCCCGGCGACGATCTGCGAGTCGTAGGCCTCGCTGATCGCCTCGTCGGCCCCCGACTTCACCTGCGCGTCCTTGAGTTCCGCGTTCAGCGCTTGATTCAGCGGCTCGGGCAGCGGCCGCGCCAGGTTGCCCGAGGACACGCGCCAGTCGGTGCGACTCTTGGCCTCCATGCCGGCCAGCAGGTTGATGACCGGCGCGATCAGGTTCGTGGGTTGCGTCGAGATCCTGAAGTCCTCGAGCGCCTGCAGCTGCTCGGCGGTGAACTGCGCGCCATCGCGGTAGGCTGCATCGACGTCGGCCTCATGGCGCCAATCGGGCTGCTCACGCACGTCCATCAGGATCTTGCCGAGCTCGGCCGCGCTCATGCGACCATCGGCGGGCGCGATCGCGCTGGCGACATCCTCGAGCGCCTCTTCCGGGGCGGACAGGGTTGCGGTGATCGCGGTCATAGGGTCGGGGCTCAGAATGCGGAAACGGGGCGGCGAGCGCGCGCCACTTCGGACGCCTGCGCAACCGGCTCAGTGATCGCGAACCGCAGCATCATCAGCGCATAGCGCGTGCTACAGATTCGGTCGTCGAACTCTTTCACCACCACTCCTTTTTCTCTCCGGTACAGCCGGAACTCTTCAAACCACTCGGTCAGCGTGCTGAAAACCCGGAACCGGCCGGTCTGCATCCGCGTGAGCATTTCCTGCAGGCCCGCCTCCACAGAGACCAGCGAGCGCTTTTCCTCGCCACCATCCATCCCGGAAGGCTCGAACTGCGCGTGCATCTGCAGCATGTTCAGGCCTTCATTTCGGTACTGCACGGCGAGTTGATCGCCGCTCATCGCATCCTTGACTTGATAGCCGTCGTGCGGCCAAGCCATCGGAATCCACTGCCCGCGCGCCTTGATCGCCGACGCGTGCACCGGGATCAGCGTCTTGCTCGCGGCGTAGCAGTCGGTCAGATACACCACGTCGGTGTCGCGGTCATACGCAAGCCAACTCGCTGCAGTCGGATGATCCCAGCCGAAGTCCATGCCAGCGATCCGCGGCCAGTGCGCCGGCAGCGGGAAAGGATCGACCTTGATCGAGGCCTCATCGAGCGGAAAGATCGCGCCGCTTCCCAGGCTCGGAATGCCCATCGAGCGCGCCTTGCGCTGGTACTCGGGCGTCGAGTCCCACAGCTCGCGCTTGGTCTTCTCGTCAAGGTGCGGCACGTCGTGCCAGCCCGCCATCACCAGGTACTTTGACGGTGTAATCTCAGGCACTGGCTGCGCCCTCGAGCAGCGTCTGAAAGTCCTTGGGCAGGAAGCTCATCACCGTCTCGCTCATCCCGTCGAGCGGCGTGAAAGTCAGGTACAGCAGCCCGCTCGTCGTGGCCGTGCGGATCAGGCACTCGCCGTAGATCTCGGCCGGCGGCTCCTCGTCGAGCCAGATCCCATGCTTGGCCGTGCCCTCGAAGGCCCCGCGGCCCTGCTGGTAAGCCTTCAGGCCCAGCAATGACCATCCGCCCGATATGTGCTTCACCTTCACCGTGTCGGCGAGGTTCTGCACGCCCTGCTTCCAGGTCGTCGACCCGATGTCTTCGCCCGGAATCAGCCCGGTGCCGGCGAATCGCTTGTTCGGCCCGTCGTATTCGATGTCGCCCAGCAGGATGTGCTGCACGATGTCGCGCGTTGTCTCGTTCGTCTTCCCGGCCGCCCAGAACTCGACCGGCACATCAAACCTGCGCCCCTTCCACCAGGCCGGATACCGCCCGGTCAGGTGCAGCGCGGTCTCGAACCCGCCGGCTCCGTAGCTCTTGCCGATCCGGTTCGCCGCCATGAAGCAGCGCTCGCGGTACGTGGCGCCCGCCGCGAAGAACTCCAGGTGCTTCGGGTACAGCGCGCGCCGCAGCGGACCCTCATCGGGGTACAGCGTGAAGAGCTTGCGCCGCGATGCCCGCCGCGCTCGCTCCTCGAGTAGCGTCAGCAGTTCGCGCTGCTCGGCTGGCGTCAGCCGGGAAACGTCCATCGATCAGGCGCCAGCCTTCGCAAGCAGGCGCGACAGCTTCGCTTCCAGCTCCTCGTCTGCCAGTTCGGTTTCAGGCTTCACCGGGGCGCGCTCATCGATGTTGAGCACCTTGCGCTCCAGTTCGATCTGGATGCGCAGCGACTCCGAGAGCTTGCGCGCGCCGTCGATGCGCTGCGGCAGCGAGATCACCTTGCGGTAGAGCTCGTTGAGCTTGTCCGCGCCAGCATCGTCGGGCGACTGCATCAGCTTGCCGAGCTGCAGGTACAGGTCGCGGTGCTCGGTCTCGTGCTCGAGTTCCTCGAACAGTGACATGACCAGGCGGCGGCCGCGGCGAACGTCCTCGCGCTGCGCCAAAACCGCATCGGCCTGGATCTGCGCATTTGCCGCGACGACGTCACGCTCTGTTGCGCTCGGCTTGGATACCGAGATGGATACCGCCGCCTTGGATACCAGTTCATCGGCTTTCGCTGCGATCTTCGCGGAGAGGTCTCGCACCCATTCGTCGCGCTTGGCGCGCTTGTTGATCGCGCCGTGCGTAATGCCATGCTCTTCCGCAATTTGCCGCAGGGTTTTCACCCCCGCCCGATAGTCGAGCTCGATGCGCTCCCAGTCGGGTGTCAGCTTCTTGTCGGTCATGGCCTCGTTGCGTTGTTCGTCGTCCAGCTGCGGGATCACATCGCCATCACGGCGCCTGAGCCTTCTCGGCTCGCCGGCAATTCGCCCTTCCGGCGCAGATGCAGATCACCTCCTTGGCGGGGCGTCGCGATCTCGGGCGCCTCGCACGCGCCAGGCTGTTCCAGAACCAGTTGATCGATGATCGGCACGCGCAAGGCAGAAACGACAAAGCCCGCTTGCGCGGGCTCTGGACGGACTGACTTGAAAGTGCCTGAATCGTACCAGTGGTGTTACGGGGAGCGCAAGCCTCAAATGCGCACTATCCGCGCCTTTCCGCCCTGGATCACCCGCACCGTATCCTCCCGCGCCGACACCGCAAGCAGGCCTTTGCGCAGCAGCACGTCGTACAGCCGTTCCTCACCGCGCTGGCGGATCAGGTCGAACACACCCATCACCTCGCGCACGATGTCCCGGCCTCGGCGCGTGTTGGCGTCGCCACAGTCCTCGCGGGCGATCGTGCGATAGCCCGTCGTCGGCAGCTTCTGCGCCCGCATACAGGCGAGCTCCACCGCCCTGCCCCCGTAGCCGTGCCCGAGCTCATGCCGGATCACCTCGGCCATATCCTCGGCGACCAGCGCCAGGTCGGCCCGGGGCCACGGCGCATGCGCGAGCAAGAGCGCCATGCTCTGATCGCGCGGCAGTTGCAGCATGTCGCGGACGATGATCGCCGCCTGACCGCGGACCTCGAGCATGGTGAGCTCGCCGTAGTCGTGCCCCGCCCCTTGCAGCAGCAGGCACCGGTGCGCATCGCGCGAGACCGTCTGCAGCGCCCACCGCAGCGCATCGCCCACGCCATGAAACCCACGATCCAGTTTGCCGCTCATGCCTTCTCCTTCGGTGCGTTCTTGTGCCGCCAGTGTTCGCAGCGCTTGCCCATTTCCCTGCCCTTGTCGCAGGCCTGCAGCGTCTTGCCGTGGATGTCCCAGGCCTTGATGTGGCGGCAGTTCGTGCAGTCTTCGCCCCGGCGCATCAGCACCTCGAGCGGATCACGGCTCTGCCAGCGCTCCCAGTCGCTCATGCGCGGGCCCCCTCGAACAGATCCGGCGTCCTGTCATCGCGCTCGACCCTGCTGCGCACATCGCACACCGCGTGCCGCACCGAAGGCGGCGCCAGCAGACCGAGCGA